TTGCGCCAAAATTGTAATGGAAAGCGTTATCAATAACCCAGACGGTCATGTTGTTTGTTTTTCCCAGAACGCTGATACCAGCGTAAAGGTGCAGCAAGCTGCGGTGTGGGAGATGATGCCTAAGGAGTTTAAGAAGAAGACCAAGAGTGTTGAGGGCTATATCAACTACTCCATGCAGAATGGGTTTACCGGAAGCAGCTTTATCTTCCCTGATACCAGAACTAGGGTTGATTTTAAAACCTACACCCAGTTTTCTAATAACCAAACCATCTTGGAAGGTTTTGAATTTGGGTTTAGGTCTGGGGACAACTTGAACATCGGAACGTGGTTAGACGAATATCTTGGCGACGATGCTTTGATAAACACTTTGCGTTTTAGGTTGGCTACTAGGAATTCCAGGATGTTGATAGCTTTCACGCCTATCAATGGGTACACCCCGTTTATATCCGAATATTTAAAGGGTTCCGAAACTCTTAAAACTAAAAAAGCCGAGCTTCTTAACCGAGAACTTCCAGTGCAACAATATAGCCCGAAACGGGACGCATCGGTTGTCTATTTGCATTCGGACGAGAATCCGTTTGGAGGGTATGAGCGTATAGCCAAGGATTTGCGGGACAGGCCGGAGGAAGAAATATTGGTTAGAGCTTATGGTGTTCCGGTAAAGAGCATCACATCTCTCCTTCCCTTGTTTAACACTGAGGTTAATGTTCTTGGTGATGAGCCTAATAAATATGGAATGTCCTTTCCTGACATATCTGACGATAAAAAGTTTACGGTGTATCAAGTGGTTGACCCTGCCGGGGCTCGCAACTTCACTGCGTTGTGGGCCGCTGTAGATAGGGACGGGTATGTTTACATTTGCCGGGAATGGCCTGACCGAAATACATATGGAGAGTGGGCCTTGTTTGGAGATCCCAAGTGGAAGACTGGACCAGCAACTAGGAAGATTGGATTGAATGTAGAGGGCTACGCAAATTTGTTCCGAGAGATTGAAGAGGAACTAGGAGTGGGGGTGTTTGAGCGTATTGGTGACTCTAGGTATTTTGCTAGGGAAAATGACAACAATGAGGATTTGTTTACATTGTTTGACGATTTTGGTATGTTGTTCTACCCTTCCGATGGCCGGATGGAGGAGGTTGGAATTAGCGCGGTTGATGAATGGTTTACCTACAATCCGAACGAACCTATTGACGCTGTTAATAGGCCAATGTGTTATATACACAAGGATTGTGGGAATTTGATTGACAGTTTATTGAATTACAACTCACAAGGTAAAGCCGATGAAGCCCTTAAGGACTTTTTCGATCTCATTCGATATTTGAGAATGTCGAATGGTGGAGAGGGGCCAGATCACATTGAGAACAAAAACTTGCTCACTACAAACAAATCAAAAGGAGGATATTGATGCCAAAAGTTAGAATAGGGGATTTAGCCAATGAACTGGAAACCAATGTAAACGATTTAGTTTGTTTGGCTAAATCGAAGCTTTGTTCCTCGATGATGACTGGAAAGGGTGGCAAGGCGTTGTGGATAAATGAAGACGGCCAAGAAATATTGCGCAGGGCCGTTGACATTCCTGAGGTGGTTCCAAAGCACTATTCGGGCAAAGTTTTAAAGGGAGCCGCAAACCCTAGATATGTTTACGCTTTTGTAAAAGATTTGGAAGCAAAGGTTCCAGTTTGCGTTCCAAGAAAACTTAAAAAAGCATTAGTTGGAAAAAACATAAAAATAGAAGCAATCGAGGATGCAATCGGAGTCTCCTATAGATACGTCAGATGACATAACGACAAATTGTCGTTGGCTTTCCGAGCAGATTGACAGGTTGCTTGCTTGGGAGATATTGTGCCGAACTGCCAACAACGAGGAAATTTACTCCATAAGATCTAGCGACTTGTGTGATAAGATAGGCGTTAGTCCACAATATTTCTACCACGTTTTCTTTAGAATTAAAAACAAGGTAAATGCAAAACACTTCGATTTCTGAATCGCTAACCTACGTTAGCGACGATCCCGACATTACATCTCTCCGATATGCCTATGACCAATCGGTAACTGAGCTTGAGGCATATTTTGATTTATGTCGAAGTAGCTATGATGATAGGCGTAACTGGTGGCCTGGTAAAAGCCGTGACCTGAGAAAGCACGGTGCTGATGCTTTCCCCTGGGAAGGTGCATCTGACATGGAGAGCCATGTTATTGATGAGCGTATAACCAGATTGGTTTCTTTGTTTATGTCTGCAATGGGCAGAGCAAACATCCGAGCATTTCCTGTAGAAGTTGCCGACGTTCCAAGAAGCCGTGTAGTTACAAATTTTTTGAAGTGGATGGTAAAGAGCGGTTACATTCCTCGGTTTAAGCAGGAAATGGAACTAGGAGCCAACTATATGTTGGAGCGTGGCATTCTTATCACCTATGTTGGTTGGCACATGGAGGATAGGAGTTTCCTTCAGCGTTTGAGTTTGGATCAAATAGCATCTATTGATCCAGCATTGGCAGAACTAATATCGGAGGGAGAGGCAGACGATGACATATTGGCTATGCTCCAAACTAGCTTTCAGGGAGTTAATGAAAAAAGGGCCAAGAAAGCTTTAAGGGATTTGCAGAAAACCGGTAGTGCCGAGTTGCCAATAGTAAGGCGTCAGGTAAATGCTCCAGAGGTAAAGACGCTAGCTCCAGACGGAGATTTTATTTTTCCTCCGTATGTTACCGATCCTCAACGTGCGCCATATTGTTTTTGGAAAACCTATTACACTCCACAGGAGTTGCAAAACAAAGTTATTACCGATGGTTGGGATGAAAACTTTGTAGATTATGTTGTAGAAAAATATCGTGGCGTAAACATAGACTCCATCGAGCGTGAGCAAGAAGGACGCAGATCTATTAGTCTTACCGATAATGCTTACGAAGCCGAGGAACTAATTGAAATTGTTTACGGTTACCAACGGTTGATAGACAAGGAAGACGGTTCCGAGGGGATATATTGCACTGTGTTCCATCGTGAGTTCAATGGGGTTGATGGCATTCCTGGTTATGCAAAATTTGAGCTACTTAACGGATATGAAGACTATCCAGTTGTAGTGACTAAACTGTCCGAGGATAGCAAGAGGTTGTACGATACGATGACCATACCCGACTTGCTGCGTGGCATACAGAACCAAGTGAAGGTTGAGCGTGACAGTCGCATTGACCGAAACAGCTTGGCGACAGTGCCACCTATTCTTCATCCTGTTGGACAGGCTCCGACAGATTGGGGCCCGGGTCGGATGATACCATATCGCCGTAAGGGAGACTTTGAGTTTGGCCCTGCTCCGGTGTACAACCAAGGATCGGTTGAGATGGAGAAAACCCAAGAGGCTCAGGCCGATAGGCTTGTTGGTTTGGATCGTGAAGGTCCAGTCAGCCAGATAAGGCAGCAGTTCTTGGTAGACAAATTTTTGACCCACTGCTCCAAGGTCATATCAATGTGCTATAAATGCTTTCAGCGTTTTGGGCCAGACAGCATTTTCTTTCAGGTTACTGGTGTTCCAGACCCTCAGATGTTTAGCAAGGGCAACCCAGATGAAAGCTTTGACATAACTATTTCCTATGATGTCCAGAACACTGACCCGGAAAAGCAGGAGAACAAGCTAAACTCCATGATTTCCCTTCTTCAGTTAGACAGAAACGGAAGAATAAACGTAGATAACCTAGTAACGCTAATTGCTGGGAGCGTAGATCCAGTCTTGGCTGATAGCGTTCTTCAACCAGTAGAAGCTGCTCAGCAGCAAATTCTTAAAGACATTACAGATGATTTATCTAAAATTTATGCAGGCATCGAAATGCCAGCTCGTCCTAACGGCGCTCAAGCGGCTATTCAAATTATTCAGCAATATCTGCAGCAACCGGATGTTGCCCAGCGTATGCAAACTGATCCTGCTTTCTCGCAGCGCTTGCAAAAGTATATGGGCCAATATCAGTTCTCTATGCAGCAAGCTGAGAACGCGCAAATAGGTAAAATTGGTACAGCACCCGCTCAGATGGGAGGAGTTCAAACCCAGAATATGCAGCAATGAGTTTGGAAAAAGATATAGAATCTTTGCACAACTATGAGCATTTTGCTCGATTTATTAAGGTGATAGAGGCTTTGCGGGAGGAGTGCATAGGAGATATGCACGAGGCCCCAACCGAACAGCTTCAGCAAATATCTGGAAGGATTATTACATACGACCAGATTTTGCAGATGGTTGACTCAAAAAAACTAGAAAAAAGACACAAAGATTTTTTATAAGTTGTGATAGTATGTTTCCACGCAATCGCTAGGCGTAAATAGTGGAAACAGTTATGAACGATGAAATCGACACAGCCATCGCTGAGGCTGAACCAGAATCAGTGGACAACCAAAATATATCTGCGTCTGACTTTGTTCAGAGACGTAGTGAGACAATTTTAGGGCAGCAGCCCGAAGAGGAGTCTCAAGAGTCGGCCGAGGAGCTAAGCGAGGAACAAGTTTTCGAGCAGGCTACCGAGGATGATGTTCTTTCACAGTTTGATTTAGACAGTTTGTCGGATGAGCAGAAAGACGCTTTGCGTCAGCAACTCATTCCCGGCGCGCAGTCTCGCAT